CTCTCTTTTGTCTGTTTCTTAAGTCTTCGAGAAACTTATCTTGTCTTTTATTTGACTTCTCTTGATCGTCATAAACTTTATTAAGGGTACGGTTCATCTGAACCACACCCTTAGATGTTACAGCAGCCTCTTTGTAAATTTGATTTAAAATACTGGAAGCCATTATCAGCTATCTTTATGTTTATTTATCGGGTTATCTCATAGCTTCTTGATTCAACGCTGTTTGCTTCCTTTGCATCTCTATTGTTTCCAGATAGTTGGATAGAAGGGAAGTCATAACATCTAGTTCCCAAGGAAGAAGGTCCTCAATTTCTGAGATATTCCACTTATGATATTGTTTAAAGGCAAAGATGCGTTCATAATAGTTGATGAGGTTATTATGAAGCATCCCTGTTAGAAAAAATCAGCCAGCCCCTGCAATGTAACGCTAAAGTCTTTACCTGTATTTGGGTTCTTTAGCTTAATCTCGTGCTTCATGGCGGGCATCGTCTCGAAGAATGTCATCAGCTTCTTGAATTGTTCCGTTGTCATACCCTCCAACCACTCAGTCACCTCTTCGTTTGTCATATCGGCAGAGTTATACACCTCTTCACCTACAACAATAGAGGAGATACACTTAGCCACGGTCTCTAAACTATCGCCAATGTTGTCAATCTTGACACCTTCTGTAAAGAATTCAAGACCGGGATACTTCATCTTGACTTTGAGGTCATCAGATAAGTCGATAAGATTTGTATGTTCCTTTGTCTTGACGACACGGATTTTGTCAATATCAATCTCGTGTTCTGTCGAATAACTCTCATCATCTGGGTCACGGATGACAACTTTGATAGTTTCACCTGCTGATTTCGACCTTGCTTTTAGAAACAAGTATTCGATATCGAAGATGGCAAGATCATCGATTTTGAAATCAACTGGATGACTGATACAATTATTCAAAACATTAGCAACAGCATTAGAGATTTCATCCATCTCTTGACTTTCTGCCGCGAGGATGAGGACTTTCTCTTCTCTAACTGTGAAGGGTTGATACTTAATCTTTTTCCCTGAACTTGGAATGGTTGTATTATACTCTGGTCTAATCTGTTTAGGCAGTGCCATTACGAAATATAATGTAGTAGATGCTATTATTTATAGGGTGAGTCCTAACTCTTTCTCAGTCACGATTCTGAAATTCCAACCTCTGTCTTCACAATATTCTTCTGCCGCTTTCCACTTCGCGTTGTTGGTGACAAAAGTTTGAACTGCTGTCATCCATGACTTTGTCTTTCTCTTTGGGTTCTTTGGTGGTCCCTTAACCTGTGAGGCAGGTTTTATCTCAATCATTTCTGTGACCATTATATCATCTTTTCTCTTATAGTATATGATAAAGTCTGGAAAGTATCTTCTCTTCTTCTTAGCGATCGGGTCATGGTACCAGATAGCCTTCTCTTCACTCTGCCAAGATTGTATTGATTCGTTTAGGTCACAATATTTCATGAACTTCATCTCCCAAGACGACCTAAAGAGTATGTTACCTGCGTTCCCTTTATACTTCTCTGGGTTTCTGGGTCTGAATTTTCCTTGTAGAGTCTTCGACATACCTGATAAATACTTCCACAAGCATATTTATTTGGGATGTCATATCCAAGAGCACAGGCACTCCTAAGTAGGGGGTTGTCAAGACCCACATTATATTCTGTTAATCTTCCAGTTTTTGGTGATAGGGGTGTCACCCCATTTACGAATGAGTATGTTGGCTTATATTGTGTTTCTGTTTCTCTGCCTGAGACTTCTGTCAATACCATCACCGCTAATGGTCATGAGTATATGGGTATCGTGAGAGACCAACCCACACAGATGTTATATGGTAAGCCACTTACCCTCACACTGATTGCAGACAAGACTTATAATGCCTACAAATCTTTAAGGAATTGGCTTGATACTACTACTCCTCTCGGTGCCAACCAGACTGGTGTGAATAGGACACAAAGGATGTCTTTTTATAGAAAAATTGTTGCTCCTATCACTCTGTCTAAACTGGAACTTCCGTCATCTCAGAGAGGTATATCATTTCCGAATGGCCCCAGTTATGAAAATCAATATAATAAAGTTCTTGAGTTTGAATTTATTAATGCCTTTCCTATGTCACTAGGATCTATCTCTTTGGGATCCGATAGGACAGACTCGTATGCTACATTCGATGTCTCGTTTATGTTTGAGAGTTACAGCATGAATGCTAATCCTAGAACTGAAACGGCATGAACAGGGTAAAGCCTCTGATGAAGAGGACATCCAGTAACCCAACATATAATATGAAGTTGTTGATGGATAATCTTTCTCCGAGTGAGATTGTTCCATTACCTGATAAATATTATGTGTTTGTATATAAAGCAAAGACGAAAGGAATTCAATACGATCAGTATCCTTTCATTGTCTGCACCAGTGTATTCCCATGGGGCTTCACTGGTTACAACTTCCATTGGGAGGAGTCCAGACGATACACTTGGAGGGAAGTATTAACTAACATTCATCAAATACATGATGAAGAATTGAATGATATGATGAAATTTCCTATTAAATCTATCAAGAGTAACTGACATGCTTAGATATCCATCGGAAGTTAGGAGTGGTGATTTTATTACTCTGACCCCACACGAATATAGGTCTAATGCAGGCGGCGGTAATGGTCCGGCTGTGGGCCCACCCATTGTTTTGTATATGCCAAACTCTACACCGGCAATGCAGAATGGACAACAATGGGAGAAGCAAGCCTTTCAGGGCCCTCTTGGTGAAATCAAGAGGGATATTGCCGAAGGAGTTGTTGGTGGTGCCAGCGATGGCATTGGTGGGGGTCTCGGTGGTGGTTATGGAATAATGAATGGACTTCAAGCAGCAGGTAATAATGTAGGGAAGCTTCCCGATGCTTTGAGACAGGGTATTATATCACAAGCTAGTAAGATTGTTGGAACATCTGCCAACCAAATGATGGCATACTCCAGAGGAGAAGTCTTCAACCCTAACATCGAACTTCTTTATGAAGGACCAGGTCTGAGAAGTTTTGGTTTAAACTTTTCTTTCATTCCTAAGGATGAAATGGAGGCAGCTACCGTCAGTCAGATTCTTTTAAACTTTAAGGTATGGAGTACTCCTGAGGATCAAGGAACCAAGTATAAGATTCCTGCAGTCTGGTCTGTTAAGTATGGTGGTGCTGGTTCTACCTGGATGAATAAGTTTAAGAGGTCTGCTATGACAAATATCGGTGTTCAGTATAATGCCGGTCTGGATATGCACGCCACCTTCGACAATGGATACCCAATTAGAACAGACATCCAACTAAACTTCCATGAAGTTGAAGTTATTACTAGAAAAGATCATCAGACAAATCCACTAGGAGGTGGTTTCTAATGTCTACGCCGACTTATTTCTCTAATCTTCCTGACCTTACTTACTCTGTTTCTATTAACAAAGCAGGTCGGACTAATGATATTGTAATCAAAGATTACTTTAGATTGCTTCGTATCAGAAAGGATGTTAAAAGAACTGATACTTTATATGTGGATTATGTTGTTCAGGATGGAGAGAGACCAGACCAGATTGCTTATAAGGAGTATGGTGAAGAACAATTCTATTGGATGATTCTTCAGGTCAATGATATTACAGACTATAGTAGTCAGTGGCCTCTGTCATATATGGCTTTAGATGAGTATATTTTAGAGAAGTATGGTGGTCAAGAAATTGCAGGACTGCCTCATCACTATGAGACCCAAGAAGAATATAACGAACAGGGTTTACTTATGATTCCTGGTGGAATGTATGTTGATGAAACCTGGTCTGCCGAGTATCAATATGATGATGTAACCAGACTAGTTGCCTATCCAGTTGCTGTTACTAATTATCTTTATGAGACTAGATTAAACAATGAAAAATCCCAGATTCAGATCGTAGATAAACGATATATCTGGGACATTCAGAGAGATACTCGTAACTATTATAGGAAACTAGAAAATCAGAAGAGTGATACTGATATCTCTAATGCTCTGAGAAGTTCGGTTCAACAGAGGAAACAAGACTAATAAAAAAGGGGTCGTGAGACCCCTTAGTATTATCCTTCTTCAGCCAATTTCTTGAAGTAGTCCATAACATCGTCACCTTCATCTGTAGTTTCACCAGCTTTACTCACTGATTCTTCTACTGGGGTGGGTTCAAACACGGGCTTTGCTGACACATTAGGGGCAGCTACTGGAGCTGGTTGTGTGGGAGCAGAGGGTGCTGGAGCCGATGAGGTACGACCCAAAACAAGGTCGAGCCTGTTCTTTAGTTGGTCGTAGGACTTGAATTGGTCAGCTGCAACAAGGGCTGACAGACCATGTGATCGATTCCAGATAGACTCTAACTGGGCATCATCGAGGTCTTCCAGTGTTGCTGGAGGAGCAAACTCAGAAGAGTCGTAGTTAGGATAACCTGCTACTTTCTTCACACGGAGTTTGAAATCGGCACCAGTCCAGAAGTCGAATGGGTTGATACCATCACGACCTTCCAGTTGGTCACCATTCACGGCATCCATAACTTTGTCATGGATCTTCTTACCATACCTGAAAAGGAATACTTTACCCTCATTGTCGGGGTTGCCAGGATCTTTTACGATATAAACATTGGAGTAGTATTGCAACTTACGCTTCTGCTTACGGACCTGTTCCTTCAGGCTTTCGTCACCGGAGTTCCACAACTCACGGTTGTATTCACCCAGTGGGTCATTCTGACCGAGGGTAGTGAGGGAGTTCTCGATGTACCAACCACCAGTGCCTTGAAAGGCGTGGGAGTACATTTTCACAAAGGGCATATCTTCACCTTCGACGGCAGGAAGGAAACGAATGATGGCGAAACCATTACCTGCTTTGTCAGTAGTTGGACGCCAGAAGCGTTCATCAACGGTACCGACTTTGGTGGATTGCTCCAGTTGCTTTTGGAGCTGAGAGAACACGGAGGCTTTGTTCTTCTTTAGACTTGAAAACGACATAAGATTCGTAGGATTGATAGGGTACAATTGGCAAGAGTTTTGAGTCTTCGGCTATGGACTAGGTAATACTATTCTAATCTAGATCTATCGGTTCGTCAAGGTCTTCCCCTTCCATCTCGGCTATCTTGTCAAGAATATCTCTTCGTCTATGAAGGAGGTATGTATAGAGGTCAGTGCCGACAGGCATACCTTCATTTCTGGCATCTTCATTCAGAGTTTCTAACATAAACTTATCTACATCATCTTCGGATAATTTTAATCGAGTGACAATGATGAGTTGTTTTTCAATCAACGCATACAATGTGTGCATGAAGTCTGATGAGAAGTTTTCATCTAAGTCATCTTCATCTGTCATGGTGTTGACGATGTCCTGAAGAAACCTCAGTCTCTCCTGAAGTTCTATGATTTCTTCAGATTCTTTCATTGCAAATGGTGAATCGTGAAGACTCATAAGAACATCTCCTTCATCAGTTTCTTGTATTTATGTGTAGGAATACTAAGAAATGGTTTGTACTTTCTGATCTTTAGACTGAGTAACTCCCAGAGTGGGTCTTTCATATCCTTGTCCCAGTTACCTTTAAATTTTAACACCATATCCAGGATTATTAAAGTCTCTAGACTAATGCTTCCTCGGATATAGAGCCGTAAGGCGGGAGGATGTCCTCCCATCGTTTCAAATAGATCGTTAAAGGAATACCCTTTGGCTGCCATATAGTCAACCATTGTACTAAGATCTTGCTTAACAAGATATTGCATACTCTGGTTTTGTTTCGTCCATGCCAACCAGCAATCTTTACCACGGAGCTTGATATCTCCGATCCAGACTTTGGATGGATTATCTGCCTTGACGAATGAGGCAAGTAGATACTCTTTAACCTCCTGGTCTGAGAGTTTGCGAGACAACGTCTCGAAGAAATAGAAGTCGGGTCTCTGAAGGTACGTGTCTTCCTTCGCCCTAACCTTTCCGTCATACTGAAAGAAGTCAAAATTCTCCTTGGTGAAATGTTGTTTCATCGCCAGATATGTGCGATATACGTCAAAGCCTGGCACGTTAGTCTTCGTCAATACCTTCAATCATACTCACTGGCACCTTATGTTTTCCAGCAATAAGGTACCAATGTTCTTCATCCTTAACCCCGATGTACTTTAACTCACTATCGGGTATGTCATTTTCTTTTAGTATCGCTTGCATCTTCAGGTGTAGCAATTCGTTAGTACTAATTTTCATAGTGGCAATCTCCCGCGGGAGGTTCTTTTGAGGTAGTTAAGTTCTGTTGCTTCCCATCTAATCTTTTCTTTGAGGGGTTTGCTTACAAGTTTGTTGACAGTTTCCACCTCGATGTTATTGTCCTCACAATACTGGACAATGGCATCAATGTAACTCATTTTTGTTTCAAGGACAAGAGACTCAATGTCTTCAGCAAACTTATCTTTGCTGAGGAACTTCTGATTGAGTACCTCCTCGATCTTTTTGGGATCAGGCATCTCGGTACTGAATAAATTTACTAACATAATCTTGTAGAGTAGTCAAATAATACATAATGTTTCGACGTTCGATGATTTGAACATCTCCGTTCTCACCGACAAGCCATACAACCAATTTCTTGGGAACAACTCCAGTAGCCTCCGAGAACATTGCCCAGTAAGCGGAAAGTTGGACGAAGTAATCTTCCAACCATTCTTCTGGTTTCTCTTTTTCTGATGTCTTAAAGTCAACGATGGAGAGTTCTCCATCAACATCACAGATAAGATCAACAGTACCAGCAAGACATAGTTTGTCGGAGTACATCCGAGTCTCTTGCTGGTAGATGTTACCAATACGATTATCAAGGTCAGCTTTATTTGCCTTAAACATCAATTGGATAAGGGGGTTTTGGTAATCTTTAAGCGATTCGTAATCATCATTGTTGAGGTAATACTCGTTCACCAGGTGAAACGCTGTTCCCCTGGTGGTTCCTTTCTTACACTTACGATTAGCTTCTTCATTACCAACACGGGCGCGCCAGTCTGCAAACTTCTTTCTGTTGATGAAAGAAAGCACAGACGTAATAGAAGGATAACAGTTGTCACCTTCTACTTTATAATAACGAACATTGTCTTCATTGATTTGTTCAATACTCTTGAAGGAATCTTTGAAGTCATCACAGTGGGTAAAGGTCATAGGGATGTAAATCCTGATGCGTTTTTGGCTACGATATAGTTTCGCACCAGACCAGAACGACAGATGTCGTCGATGCCCATTTCAATCATTGCGAAGTCATCGGGCATCATCTCAAGGATTCTCATGAAATGATGAATTCCATTCCTCTCCTTGTCTCTGGTAAGGTCAGACTGCATTGCGTCTCCACAGAAGACGATGCGAGTGTTCTCACCCACTCTGGTGATAATCGAATCGAGTTCGTGAAAGCTTAGGTTTTGTACCTCATCAACAATTATAACAGAATTATCGAGTGTTACACCACGTAGGAACGAGGTGGACCAAAACTTAACACTTTCTTGTGATTTGAGTGCTCCATATAGAGCATCGAAGTCACTATCATTACCCATCTCAAACATGTATTTCACCATGTTCTTGTATGCAGTCTGATAGACAGCTGTCTTATCCTCTTGATCTCCAGGTAGGAAACCGATCTCACGTGTTGACACAAGAGACCTTACCAGGTAAACAGAGTCGTAGCTGGGTGTTGCCTTTAGGGTGTCGTACAGGGCCTTGTAGAGGGCACAGAAGGTCTTACCGGTGCCCGCACATCCGTAGATAAACAGGTGCTTGCCTTTGTCCCATGCTTTAAAGATTTCCTCTTGGTTCTTTGTCAATGGTTCGACCTTGACCATCAGATCTGCATTGATCGGTTGCCTTTTCTTGGTCTTTGCTCTTGTCTTTACAGCCATTAGTATTGTGAAGTGATACTGGAGTTTGTTGGTGCTGCTTTCTTGACGCCGTTCATAATTTCTCCCCAACCTGGATGAGACTTAAGAAGTTTTGCTCTGGGGTCACCAATGTTTCCAGAGCCTGGGCAAGTACTAGGGTCACTAAAGTCACGGATCCATTCTGGATTGTCAGTTTTCCACTGATCCCAGTCATGAACACTCATCGTGACTTCTTTCTGTTCACCTGTCTCTGTATGTTTTACTGGATATGAAGCCATAAGTAAAGTTTATTGGGTTTAATATTTATAGGATAGTGGTAACTGGATTTCCATATTATAATCCATCGGGTGGTATTTTAAAAACTCTCTGAAGGTTAACTTCATTTGTTTCTGTGTCATCCCACAATGTGCTGCAGCCGTGGGGATATTCCACTTCGCTCTGAAGAGACTTTGGTTTGCCTCCTCTACACTAATAGGATTTGTTTCACCCATCTACTTGGTCTCCCGCTTCGTCTGACCAGTCAAGTGCTTTCGCCACATCTGGGAATACTGTTCGGAACACTTCTCGGCAATTTTCTGCCAGTTCCATATGTTCTTGTTGTGTGCCATTAGAGGTCCTTAGATTTATGTAATGTACCCAACTGCGACATGTACCCGTCATGTAAATTCTTGTGGGCGTGTTGAGTGGTAGCACAAAACGAGCACATTCCTTAGCCACGCCATTGTCGAGAAGGTTATTATAGAGATTCATTCCTGCTTCGAAATGTTTCTCAATCTTCTTCTGATACTCATTGATCATACCGGGTGGTAAATCATTGGTTGAGTTCTGTCGATTCTTTTTGTCCTGTTTCCTAAGATTAGGAATTGGTATCACCTGATTGAGTAACTTAGTGTCGGCATATCGTTGAGAGAACTCTTGGAAACAGAATGAACGATGACGCAATACTTGAGCAGCAATCCCACGACTGGTGTTGATCTCAAGTGTCATTGATGCCGTCTCGAAGATACTCCAGTGGGCATGGGTAATGCAGTACTTAAGAAGTCCGGCAGCTGTTCTGAAATTCTCTTGATTGTGTGGGTTTGATACCCTAGCAACATAACTAATGACATCTTGAGGTGATTTACCTTCAAGTTCACCCGCACCACCGGTACAGGCAATCAATTTCACATTACTCATAACCGAATCCTTTCTCCTTTTTCCTTTGAAGTTTGCGAGCTTTTCTTTCTTTCTCCATGTAGACTACCTGTCTCGCCATGTATATCAATTCTTCATCGGTATACATCTTGCGTTTAGCAGGATCATGGAGTAGTTTATTGACTAGTTTGATGGTCTTCTTTTTCATTCCCATTAGAGACCTTCCTCATCGTCATCGTTATCGTTATGGTAATAACTTACGACATCACCGTAGTCAATGTCCAGTACATACTTACTGGTGTCAGCAAGAACAGCAGACTCCAGTTCGTCCACAAGGGATCTCATCTCATAAAGAATTCTTTTTAGTTCCTTTTGATTCATTAGTCCTGTGATAGTTGAAGTTCGGGGAATGCTTCAATTACATTCTGCCTGGTGATTTTATATCTCTCTGTGATTTTCTTGTCCTTAACAAGGTCAAGAAGCGAAGCTTCTTCGGGGTGAAGACCCTCCAGAAGTTGTACCCACATCTGTTCTTTCTTCAGTTGTTGAATACGTGGTCGTGTTTGACCAGAACATCCGAAGTAAGTAACTCCATTTACCTGTTTGGCAATGAACTTCTCCAGAAGTCTTTGTTCTGTGAATAAGAACTGATGGTCTACACCTTTGGGTCTCTCCTGAGGGCTGTAAGGTGTCCTTCCTGATGGGAAACAGAACCTAATGTTAGTTGCAAAGTTACAAAGAAGAATCTTAGTTAGAGCCGGTGACTTATATTCTTGAAGAATCTCTACTTTCTTTGTCTTGGTCTTTGCATTAGACACTCTCTGAAGAACTTCAGAGATAAGGGTCTGATTTACCGGTAGTTTTGGTGTTGCGGGACGTGCCATAATTATGAAAATTCCTCTATGAGGTCTTGAATGTTGTTTTGAATAAAGTATTCTAGGTTAATTGTATTCTTCATTTCATAGTTTGAGTAGTATGAAATGATACGATCAAAGATAGAATCTGGTATGTGAGTGAAGTCAATCAATTCGGCATTCCTTTTCCAGTTACGAAGACGAATGAAATTTGTGAATTCGGATGGGTTCATGTTCGCCAGAGCGGCGATTTTCTCTTTACTCATCTTCTTTTGGGGCTTACCTGTAACAATAGCATCGTCACAGGTAAGAATGTTAGGAATACCATCCGATCTATCACCACGAATGATGTGTTCTTGGAGGTATTGAATAGGATCATCATTGATAATCCAGTTGTTTCTGATGGGATCGTATTGTCTCACAAGGTTATACTTGTGAAGTTGAATGAAATCTTTGTCGGCTGAAAGAATCAGAATAGGTTCTGAAATATCTTTCTTTCCGTTTTCCATTACGACAGAAGCAATGACATCATCGGCTTCGGCTCCCTGAACTTGGATGACACGATAAGGAAAGTTACTCTTTATCTCATCCCTGATTATATTTAGTACGGAAAACACTTCGTCCCAATTATACTTGGAAGCTTCCCGTTCCTGCTTACGATTCTTCTTATAGAAAGGGAAGACTTGACGCCTCCAATACTCCTTATCATCATAGCAAAGAACCATTTCACCGTATTCAGTACGGAACTTCCGTGCTATACGGGCAAGGACTCTTACGATAGAACGACGAACAGAATCAATGTTGATTCCGTTCTCAATCTTATGTCTCACCATCAAGTGACTGATGGCAATCTGGTTCGCATCAACTAATATCACGGGGGTCACCCTGTATTACTGAATATATTATAACACAAAAAAAGACCCCTGTCAAGTCAAGGGTCTTCGGTGATGTCTTCTGGGCTGAACCCCTCTGGGTCGTAGCCGGGTTCGAAGTCAATGATCATGTATTCTCCCCGATCAATCTCGCCGTCTTTGTCGTAGATTTCGGGATGTGGGTTCTCTTCGAATAGGTCTTCAAACTCATGTCTGGTGTGTTGCATATAAACTATGAATCTCTCAGCGGAGATCCAACCAACAACTACTCCTAGTATAAGAAATACTTCGGAGAAGAGAAAAGCATTTGACATCTTAATTACTCCTTCTTTGAATTTACTTTGAAAGTAAATGAGAACTCTTTTTTAAACAGGGTAAATC